GTGTCTGCCATCTTCAGCAACGGCTACGCGCTGGGCAACGTCGGCATGCTCGGCATGGCCACCAGCCAGCCGTCACTCACCCTGGCCAGTGCAGACGTATCCACAGATCCTGTGGGTGCAGCTGTCCTGGTGGGCGCGGTGGCGTATGTGGTGGCCGCGCACGAGCCCGATGGCACTGGCGTCAGCCGCCTGCTGCTGGAGGTCGCATCGTGAGCATGGTCAACACCGCAGTCACCGCCATCATGGCAGCCTTAAGCGCTGGCCCGGCAGTGGCAGCGCAGATTGACCGCGTTCGCCTGCGCCCCCTGGCCAAGGCAGTTACGCAGGCCGTCAGCGTGCGTCCGCTCAAGGCCGAGGTCAGCGACTTGTCTCTCGCCCCAGGCTACCCAGTTAGCTGGAACACATCAGTGGCTGTCGAGTGTTATGTCAAGTCCGTGGCAGGCACCGCGCCCGATGTCGCTGTCGACTCCCTCGTCAGCGCCGTCTATGCCCGCCTCATGGCCGACATCACCCTCGGTGGTGTTGTCATTGCCATGCAGCCGATCCAGATCGACTACGACTTTGACGTGGATGGCGAGCAAACCACCTGCGCCACTCTCGCTTTTAACGTGCGCCAGCGTGCCAACGACGCAACCCTGACCTAACCCATAACTTTTCCACCCACACCAGGAAACCATCATGTCCTATTTCTTCGCAGAAGGCTCCAAGTTCTACTTCAGCCGCACCTTCGCCGCAGCCAAAACCCTGTCTGCCATCACCAACGCCGACCCCGCAGTCGCCACCAGCGTGGCCCACGGCTATGCTGATCTGGACGAAGTCCTGGTCACATCGGGCTGGGAAGACGCCAACAACGCCGTCCTGCGCGTCGACCAGCTCACCGCCGATACCTTTGGCTTGACCGGTCTCGACACATCAGACCTCAACTTCTTTGCAGCTGGTGGCGGCGCCGCCAGCACCACGCAAAAGATCAGCGGCTGGTTGGAGATCCCGCAGGTGCTCACCATCAGCGACAGCGGTGGCGATGCCCGCCTCACTGCAGTCACGCCTTTGGCAGCCCGCAACGGCTTCAATGTGGCCACCGGCTTCAACCCCGCCAGCCTGACCTTGACCATGGGCCACGACCCAAGCCTGGCCAACTGGAAAACCATGTTGGCTGTCAGCCGCCGCCTGGAGAAGGTTGCGTTCAAGGAAGTTCTGGCCGGTGGTGGCGTCACCTACGGCTACGGCTACCTCAGCTGCTCCGAGTTCGCCAAGCTCAACAACGGCCAGCCCAACAGCGTCACCGCTGTTATCAGCTTCCAGGGCCGCACCTTCGCCTACTAACAGGCGTCGCAAGTTTGTGCGCGGCAGGGTGGTGTTTTTTCATTTCGCCACCTGCCCGGTTTTGCCCGAGCTTGGCACGCCGCGCACATCCCCCTTTGGGGGAAATCCATCTACCTCGGGCTGCATGAACTTATAGATCGGGCACACCACCATGGCAATCAAAATCAGCGTCTCAGACATCGTTGGCATCAAGATCGAGGCCACCATCAACGACGAGACCGGCGCCGCCAAACCCTACGAATTTGGCCTCACCTGCACCCGCTACTCCAGTGAAGAGATCGACGACAAGCTGGCTGGCGACTACTCCGCACCCGCCGTCATGGCCTTCATGCTCGAAGTCATCAAAGGCTGGTCGGGCGTGCGCAGTGAAGACGACAAGGCCGCTGTGCCCTACTCTGAAGACAACTTCCGCGCACTGTGCAAAACCGCTGGCGTCTTGTTTCTCGCGTTCAAGTGCTACCGCGAGCAAGTGGGCGTCAAAGCAAAAAACTAGCAGCGCTCGCCCGTGCAATCGCCAGCCAACCCTCACCAGACGATGCAGCCGCACAACCCCAGCGCAACCCATGGCTCGCTGCGCGGCAAAAGCATCTGCAAGTCGCTGGCCTTGAGGCCGATGAGGTTGTGTACCTCTGGCCCTGCAACGTGCGCGCATGGGACTGCTGGTGCGATGTGCAAACCGAGTGGCGCAACCCAGGCATGGGCGGCTCATCCTGGCTCGATCTGGCTGGAGTGCGCGCCTACCTCGACGAGGAAGGCATCACAGGTGACGAGCGCAAAGACATCTGGGCCGGCATCCGTGCCGCCCAGTCTGCCGTGCTGGAAGTCTGGGCTGAAAAGCAAAAGAAAGCCAACCAACAGGCACAACAACAGGGGCGCTGAAATATGGCTGATGTAGGCATCAAGATCCGGGCAACCGACGAGGCCAGTGGCGTCTTCGGCAAGGTCGCCGCCGAGGCAGGCAAGCTCCAGGGCGCAGTCTCCAACGTGGGCAGCAGCTTTGCCGCCTTGGGCACTGCAGCCATTGCAGGCATGTCGGTCATCAGCTTTGCCGGCCAGATCAAGCAGACCATTGACCTGGCTGACAGCTTCAACAAACTCAGCCAAAAAACCGGCATTGCTGTCGAAGATTTCTCCAAGCTCAACTACGCCGCCAGCCTGGCCGACGTCTCCACCGAGACCTTGGCCGCTGGCATGCGCAAGCTCAACATCAGCATCGCTGACGCAGCGGGTGGCAACAAAGAAAAGGCCGCCCTGTTCAATGCCCTGGGTGTCAGCTTCAAAGACGCGGCAGGCCAGGCGTTATCAGCAGACAAGGTCTTTTCCAGCCTTTCCGATGCCCTGGCCAAAAGCGCTGACGGTGCCGAGAAAATCGCAGTCGGATCAGACCTCATGGGCAAGGGCTTTGAGGGCCTGGTGCCGCTGGTCAACACCGGCGCCAAGGGCCTGGCAGACATGGGCGACGAGGCCAAAAAACTCGGCATCGTCATGGGCGCAGACTTCGCCAAAAACGCCGAAGAGTTCAACGACAACCTGCGCCGCATCAACGTGGCAGGGCAGGGCCTCTTTGTCACCCTGGCGGGCGATCTGGTCAAGGGCCTGGGTGACGCTGCCCGAGAGATGGCGCAGGCCGCCATCGATGGCGGCAAACTTGCTGGCGTGATAGCGGGCATACAAACCCTGTTCACCGGCACCGACCAATACAAAAACGACAAAAAACTGGTCGAGCAAACAGAGCTCATGCTCTCGCTGGAAAAGTCCCTTACCGTCGCCCGCAAAAGTGGCAACGCCGCCTACATCAAATCGCGCGAAGACGCTCTGGCTGCAGTCAACGCCGAAATCAAAACAACCATGTCTTACCGCAAGCTGCTGCAAGACATGGAGACCGATAAAAAGAAAAACGAACCCCCAAAGCCCACCGGCGTTACACCAAATGTAAAAGCCGCCAATGCCCTGCTGGGTAGCAGTGGCAATGGCCCCAAGACCCCCAAAGACACCGCCAACGCATTTGCAGGCGAGCAAGAGGCAGCCAAAGAGTGGGCCAAAGCCTACGAGGGCGCCACCAAAGCGCGTGATGACCTCATTGCCAAAAACCTGGGCCTGAGCAAGTCAGAGGAAGACCTCAAGCGCTACATGGAGAGCACGGCACCCGCCATCAACGAAAAAACCAACCCCGCCATGAACGCCATGGTGCAGTCAGCCCTGCAGGCCAACATTGCCCTGGAGACCATGGGCAAGCTGGCCGACGTCATAGAGGCCCAGCAAAAGCGCACCAGCACCGCCGAGGAAGAGACCGCCAAAGAGCGCGACCGCGTAGCCGCCATTGGCCTTACCGAGCAGGCCATTGCCGAGCTCAACGCCACCCGCCTGGAAGAGATGGCCACTGCCAAAGAGCGCAGCCTCATGGCAGCAAAAGAGATCGACCTCAGCGGCGAGCTGGCGGAAAGCATCAAGGCCGAGGTCAAAGCCCTGCGCGAGCGCGCGGGCCTTGCCCGCCTGGGCTCCCTGAAAGAGTCTGAAGTCGCAGCCGCCAAAGCAGCTGCAGACGAATGGAAGCGCGGCTGGGAAGAAACTGACCGATTGGGACGTCAGGTATGGTCTGACCTGACAACTCAGGGCGAAAACGCTGCAGACAAGATTGGCAAAGCGTTTCGAACAACGGTTTCGTCTGCACTGTATGACGTGTTTGCCAAGCCGTTTCTACTGCAGGTTTACACCAGCATCGCTGGAGGAAGTGCTGGCGGCACAGTTGGCACTGCAGGCGCTACCGGCAGCCCATCCGCCATGTCGTGGATGACAAACTTCCAGGGCAACGCCACGCTGTCAATCGAGCGCCTTGGCGAAAGCATGATCAACGCTGGCAGCGAAACGCTCAACAGCGTCGGCAAAGCCCTGCTCAACAACTCCAGCCAGATCGGCAAATTCGCCAGCAACGGCGCCGCGTTGATCAACTACCTCAACGCTGCCGACATGTGGAGCCAAGGCAAGCGCGGCGCCGCAGCCGGTGCCGCCATCGGGCAATACTTTGGCGGCCCTATCGGCAGCGCCATCGGCCAGGCCATCGGCTCAAAACTGGACTACACGGTGGACCCCAAGGGCAACGGCATTACGGCCACGATTGGTGCAACTGGCGTCACAAACGGAAAAGTCGGTGCGTACCAGGAATACCAGCAAACCGGCGGCCTGTTTGGCGGTGGCACCACCACCAACCGCGACTGGGCCGTGGCGGACAAGTCTGTGTCCAACTACATCGACAAAAACGTCGAGGCCATCACAGCCGCCAACCGCGCCTATGGTGCCGTGCTGGGACTCACCAGCGAGAAAATTGATAGCTTCACAAAGGCCATAGAGGTCAACCTGACCGGCCTGGACGCTGCAGGCCAAAAGGCAGCAATCGATGCAGAGCTGACCAAATTTGCCGCCGACCAAAGCGCCGCCGCCTATGGCGATGCAGTCAAGTCCTTCGCCCGCGATGGCGAGACAACCAGCGCCACCGTGGCACGTTTGGCCACCGACCTTGGCGGCGTCAACGGCGCCTTTGCCGCTTTGGGTTACACGCTGTATGACGTGTCTGCAGCCGGTGCAGCAGCAGCCAGCGGACTGGCCAGCGCCTTTGGCAGCCTGGCCGCCATGCAAAGCCAGACCGCCGCGCTGTACAACAACTACTACACGAAGTCCGAGCAAAAAGCCTATACCGTAAGCAGCGTGGCTGCTAACTTGGGCGCCGCAGGCATCACCGGCTTTACGAAGGACGACATAGCAAATGCCTCTAGAGAGCAGATCCGCGCGGTGGTAGACCAATACGCGGGCAAGGTGGGCACCGAGACTGGCGACAAGCAGTACGCAGCCATCGTGTCCGCCGCCAACGCGCTCACCACTTACGTGCCCGACTTTGCCGAGGCCGCCGCAGCCGTGGTGCCAACCGTTCAGGCCGCAGCCAGCAGTGGTGGTGGCGGTGGTGGCGGTGGATCACCCGCCCCCGACACAGCCCTAAGCGCCTGGCAAGACGCCACCGATGCAATTGTGGAAACCATGGCAGACCTTCGCAGCGCCCTGGTGGGCGAAGGCCCCAACAGCTTTGCCAAGCTCCAGGCGCAATTTGTTATCGAGACCGCCAAGGCCAAAGCCGGTGACCTGGCCGCAGCGCAAGACCTGCCTGAGCTGGCCAAGAGCCTGGCCGATGCAAACAAGGCCAACGCCACCAGCAGCGTGCAGCAAGCCATATTCACCGCCCGCATTGTCGAGACCTTGGGCAGCGTGGCTGGCCTCGGCAACCTGGGCCGCAGCATCAGCGTGCCCGCCTTCGCTGCCGGTGGCCTGCACTCAGGCGGCTGGGCCATGGTTGGCGAAAACGGGCCCGAATTGGTCAACATGCCCAGTGCCCGCGTGTACAACGCCCAAGACACCCGCGCCATGCTGGGCGGGCAGGACAACGCCGCCCTGGTGGAAGAGCTGCGGGCCGTGCGCGCCGAGCTGGCCGCCATCAAGGCCTATGCCGGCAGCAGCGCGGCCAGCGGTAGATCGATGGCCCAGGTGCTCGATGGTGCCGCCAACGGCCAAAAACCCCTTGCTACTGAGGCGGTGTAACAGCCATGAAAGCACAAGTCCTATCCCCCATCACCATCACCAGCGCGATGCTCACCGCGAGCAACGTGGCCGAGCCCGACACATCAACCGGCGAAGTGGCCTGGAATGCACTCACCAACTATGCCATTGGCAACGAGGTCGTGCGCACCACCACCCACCGGGTCTACACCTCCATCGCCAGCGGGGTAGACGCGGGCCTGCCAGAGTCCACCCCGCTGCGCTGGGAAGACACACGCCCCAGCAACCTGTGGGCCTGGAATGACCTGTACCGCAGCACCGCCATCCGCAAAAATGGCACGCTCACACTCACCGTCAACCCCGGCATCATCACCGGCCTCAACATGTTTGGCCTGGTGGGCGACTCGGTTCGCGTGGTGCGCAAAAACGCCACCAGCGGCATTGCCGACATTGACATCACCTCCAGCCTGAGCATGTACCTCAGCGGCGACCTGGAGTGGGAGTTTTGGTACGGCACACCCAAGCAGCAAGACGCCCTGCGCATGAAAGACTGGCTGCCCGATGATTCGCAAGTTGAAATCACCCTCACGCCTAGCGTGCTAACCGGGTGGGCACAAATTGGCATCCTGGTGTTTGGCAACTTCAATGACCTGGGCCTGCCACAAAAAGGCTTCAAGGCCAGCCCGGTTGACTACAGCCGCATCAAGCTCGACCCCGACACCGGAGAGGTCGTCATCGTCAAAGGCCTGTCCGCCAAAAACATCAATGGCGAGTGCGCCATGCTGACAGCCACCGAGGCCAAGGCCGTGCTTGACGTCATCTATGACCTGCTGGGCACCCCCGTTGCCGTGCTCATCTCCGATGACCTCAGCCACGACTTCCTGAACGCATTTGGCCTGCTCACCGGCGACGTGACCGATGGCGACATTTGCACCCTTTCCCTATCCGTCAGAGGAATGATATGACCCGCCCCACACCCGTATCCGTGCCCAGCCCGGCGCTGCCCTTGGCAGATCCGGCAGACCGCGC